CGGAGAGACAAGCGTTGATGTTGCATCAGTGTATGCCGCTGTGTCTGAAGCGAGGATTTCAAGCGTGTATGAGTCACCTATGATTAAATTAGGGAACTCGCATAGGTACACCATGTTCTGTGTGGGTGGGCCTATTACATCAATAGAGAGCTGCGTTGAAGTCGCTACAGGATAACCCCAAAATACAGGGTTAGGCCCGGACATTCCCGGGAACGCCAGTGCGCCAGTCGCTTCACGGACTTGTGCAAGCCAGTTCTTGTTACTTGGCCGCATTATCCATCCTCTCTTAGTATCGTCAACGTTTGCATTATCAAGAACACTGACTGCTCGTGATGCATCCGTTGTCGCCGTTACTGCTGTTGCTGGTGCTGCGGTCTGTGCGATTTGGTTGCCTGGCAACATGTGGTTTCGAATACCAACAGGAGTACCGGAGTCGCCGTTGCCTTCTATGAACGCAAGGTCTTCTCGTAGTCCCATTCGCTTAACGATGTGCTGGCGTACGATTGTGTCGATGTTGAGTGCGCTGAACTTAAGAAGGTCATTGCTGATAGGAACTTTCGCTCCGAGCTTTTTACCCTGCAAAAGCAGTTGACCAAACCCGGGCTGTGTTGCCTGAATCGTCCCGCCTTCGGACAGGTATGTTGCGCTTGCTGCTGATCCAATCTTCGGGATTCTTAATTGCCCGTTGACTAGAGGCAGAACCTGGCAACCCATTGTCCTCATAATCGCCGTCGCCTGCAACAGGTCGATGACATTTGTACTTAGTTCTTCTGAGATCGTGAAACCGCCTGCGACATCCGAAGACATATCAAGTGACTTTGCGATTACAGAGTTTTCTCCCCATCGTTTTGCGGCCCACTTTGCTGCGTCAGGGTGATGCCCTTTTGCTGCCGCGAGTGCCGCTGCGATGCCGCCGATTACATCCGCTTGTTTTTCAACTTCCTGCCGGTTTTCATCGGCAAGCATACTACGCAATGCCATGCCTCTCTGCGTGGCTTCCTTGCGCTCTTCATGCTCGGGTTTCTTTTTATGGTCGGTCTTTTGCTCAAAGAGAGCAATTAACTGAGCCCGAGTCATTTCTTTTGCTACCATTTTAGGCCTCCTTAGTTAGTCTCGGCTTGATCCGATTGCTCTGCTTCAAGCCCGAAATGCTCAAGTGCTTCGTTTAAAACGTCTTCGTCTACCAGATACTTCTCATCTTGATCGGGTTCGACGGGTTCACCTGTGTCAACGACAGGGATTACATCTTCCGATTTGATTATCCCTCTCTCGATGAGTGTATCAATAACCGCTGTGGCTACTTCATCGGCGATTCCTTTACCAGGTTTCGTGCCGCTTGCATTTGCCGCCGTCTCTTGGTCCTGGTCCGATGCATCGCCAGGTGCTTGCTCTGGTGTTCCACCAGGTTTGCCCGTGACTTGATTGAGCACGCCATTAACAAGTTTAACGCCTGAGTTGTGCGCCGATACTGCATCCCTAAGATCTGATTCATTCGCAGCACTGAGAACGCGGCCCGCTTTGTAGATCTCTTTAACGTGAGCGAGCAACTCATCCTTACTCATCGCTTCGATTTTTTCATCTGTCTTTTCCATACCTACACCTTCTGTTGATTTGTTTTCCTCGCGTTCCCGAATCTGCTCGGTTATTGCCGTTATATACGCGCATTTCTCGACGAGTTGAGTATAACTAGCAGTTCCCGCTTTCCATTCCAGCGGTGACGGATCAGCGCACTTAGTTGGTGGGACATCCTTCTTGTGCCACGCACACATTGCTGTCTCGACTTGTGCGTGCAGCCAGTTCATATCCGCTTTCGTAAACCCCGTCATTAAGTTGCCTTGCGCTGAGAACTGATGTAACCGCCGGTGATATGCCGATAGGTCTTGTAAGCTTTCTTTGCCGATTGCGGCCATTAGGCTGCTCTTATCGGAGTCAGTGATGCTCTTTTCCATTGTATCATCTTCAACTGGTTCTTGTGTAACTTCCTGTTTGCACGCCTCACACCGCACGACTGTCTCATCTGCCCACGTCTTGAGCGTCTTCATAAACGACTTGCGAGTCTTGCGGTCAACGAGTGCATCAGGATTTGAAGGAACAGGAACAGCACTGAACTCTAACATATCCCATTTTAAGAACTTCGTCCCACCGCCATCGATCATATCGAGAAGCGTACTGGGAGTTTTTTCTACGTCTTTCTCTTCAAGTGCTTCCCATTCGTGTGGATCAAAGCCAATCGAGACGGCGTTAAGTAACTTGGAACTATACATATCATAGACCATGCCGCCGGTTAGACCAGACCAGTTCTTTTGATAGTTTGAATCCGGTTGGAAAGTGACCAGTGCGGAGATCTTGTGGTTGATTACTGTATCGCCGTCTTTGTTTACGCCTGCTTCCTTGAGACGTTCCATCTCAACGGCCCGTGCGATTGGAAGTTGGTCATACTGATGTGCCCACAGCATGACAGGATTGTTAGCATAGTCATCGGTCATTATCCCTGCCGGATCAACGACGTCTTTGTCTCTGTCTTTACGGTTCGACGTGATAAAGAACTTTAACCGCTTGATCGTATCGCCGGTCTCAGGATCTTTGATACTGTAATCTTTAACGTCAGTAAGTTCGAATACCTTACGAACAATCTCACCGCGTTTAACTTCTTTGGCTAACATCTTAAATTATCCCCGTTTTTTTGCGCTTGTCCATAACCGCTTTTTGTGAATCTGATTTTTCAGTAAGTTCAGCGTCTTCAACAACCCGGGCCTGAGTCCTGCGCGCCGCATCCTTCGCTCGCTTCTGTTCAACGCGGATCGCCATGAACTCGTCAGAGTTAAGTATCATGTGTTCCGCTTCCTTGATGCAATCAGGACACAACCATTCACGCTTTTTAGCACCACCGATAAGTTGAAGTGTTCTGTTTACTTCACCACAAATGTCGCATTGCTCGGGAACACGGAATTTAACATATTTCGTTACGCTGTCTTGCATCTTCGCCCCCCTATCGCATCCGTATATCATCAAGTAACTGGCGTTTCTCGCTCAGTGTCAGGTCTTTTAACATATCGTGAAGTGTGATTCTGTGAACCGTTCCGTCATTGTAACTGCACTTCCACCCGTCATCGTCGTAACTGCAATCGTGTAGGTGATTGCCGTCTGAGTTATCATTCATCATCTCGACATCCTCGTTTGCAGTTGCGATCCGGTGCTTTAGTTGTGGCATGCATCTCATCTTCGAAGACGGATTATTACACCGCGTCCTGTAGTGATTACTCGGCCCTTACTGCGGTTTGCAATCCATGCTTGTGTCGGTGATGTTGGTTGATTTGTTCCTGCATCTGCTGGTGGTGGTGCTGGTTGTGGCGCACCTGTATCGCCACCGGTTTGTGATGGCTCACCTGGAACCATAATCGGCTCGGGTGTGCCTGGAACTTCTGTGCCTTCTGGTTCTTGCACGCCTTCAATCGTTGGTAATGGTAAATCCTGAAGTCGCATCGGTGTCATATTCATTGGCCATGCTACGACCTGACCACGACCGTCTGGGAATGGTTCTTCGCCTGCCTTGACTCTGATCTCATCTAAGAGAAAAGCGTGACCCTGGAACCGCATTATTGCGGCTTCAAACTCTTTATCCTCTTGAACCGGGCTAACATAATCAAGTTCTATTAAACCCGTGTCATCAAAGCGTGGGACTATCTGACGTTGGAACGCCTCGCGCATCATGTTAAGTCTAGGTCTGAGCGTCCATTTGGAAAAGAATAAGTCTGCGGCCTCTATCGTCGCTCGGTTACTGTTCTGAAGTATCCCCATTATCTCAGGAGGCAGACCAAGTATCTGCGTGATCGTGTCACGCTCCATCTTAACAAGGTCTATGAACTGTGCCGATTGGAAGTCCTGCTTAAACTCCTGAACCGTGACCTCTTCAGATAGGAAGTAAGGTTTAAAAGAGTTCCAGAATCCGCTTAACTTCTCACGCCATTCGGCTTCCATTCGCTTCGTCTTCTCGGGGTTTAGTGTCTTGCCGGTAACGAGTATGTCCGGTCGTGCCTGACGTTTAAAGAACCCGTCGAGTGTTTCGCCAGTCTCTTTGTAAATGTTAAGTTCAGTATCCAGGGATTGCGCGATACCGCTGCCTCGCGCATATGGTGCCGCAGGGTTAGGATCAACCAACCAGAAGACTTGCTCAAGTGGAATATGCGATTGCCCGCTTGATAATGAAAGAGTAAAGTAAGGTTTATCAGGAAGTTGCGGGAGTTCAGTTATCTTATCGGGAGTTATTGGCCATATCTGTTGTATATCGCCTTCAGTATCCCAGATACCAAAGCATTCGCCGGTAAGATCCAAGTGAACGGACCAGATAAAGAGAATAGTTTGCCAGGAGAAAAGCGGGTGAGGTTGATCAAAGAAGATTTGGAGTGGATGTTTAGTAGTAATCAGTTCATCGAGCGGCGTTAGTTGTTCGGTCTCTGGATCTTCGACCAGGGTTAGCCATTCAACATCTGATATGCTCTGTGCTTTCTTAGCGCCGCCTGCTCGTAACCACGCTTGTGTATTGTATGCTTCAAGGAATTGAGGAACTGAACGTTTAACGCCTGCGTTACCTCGCGCGTTGCCTAGGAAGTTAGCCCAAAAGCCGGAACTGCCTGTAGTATAATCGCTTGAATTAAAATTAGTATTGGAGTTATAAGGAGATGATGCCTTAGACCGGAAGTTCCTTACTCGGTTAAGTAATCCTGCTCTAGTCGTAGGCACGCTGTTAGTTTATCTTGTATCCGATATATAGAAAATCCCATCTTCCTAGAAGTTATTTTCGTTATTGGTAAACGTTTAACACAAAACTAGAATAGATGCGGCAAAGTAGTTTTTTTATTCTACAAGTAGGCAAAAATAGAAAAAAAATAGATAGGGCGTTATGCCCCGTCTAATCTACTACAATCGGGTTCACACTACCTTGCCTATCTTTTATTCTGAGCAATAGTTTCGGTGCTGTGACGTGTGCGACCACTGCATAGGCCAGGACTATCACTATGAAGCCTATTCCTACAGTGAATAGTCCGACGATCACACCGAGGATCAGCGCCATTATCCAGCCGATTGCACTGCCCCACGAATGCTTTTGCATTAGAGTTGAGTTCAGTCCTTGTTCCTTAACAACATACCCGGTCGTGATAAAATCATCAATGACCTTTTGCATGTCGTTCTCATCTTCGACGTTTCTTATTCTAGTACTCATTTTTTAATCCTCCATTAAGTAACACTTCTTTCAGTATCTTCTCAACAACTGTCGATCTCGGCATCATCTCTTCTGTAGCGATCTCCTCGATTACTTTACTTATCGCTGGTTCAAACCATAGATTTACATTGATACACCCCGCCGCTAGTTTCTCTGCTTTCCAATTTTGTTTACTCTTTCTTCGTGATACACCTTGATTGGTCTTTGCATAATCGTTAATCATTGTTTCTTACCTTTGCCGCCTTTACATATTCATCGTGTAACGCGGGGTGCATCCATATATCCACCTTGCGGGTTACGATTCCTTTTTTATCTGTTACAGTTCCCCCAACGCTGCACATCGCACAGTTCTTGGTGCAGTTGCATTGATGATGAATTCGCATGTGTTTGCAGCGTTTAACCGGGATAACTCCGAACGGGCTGTTGCATGCTTTCATTTTCTTATTCTCCACATATAAACCGCGTCGTAGATGATGATCGGTAAGAACATGATATACAAGACGATGGCGATTACAACTATGAGTGCACCATACACTCGCTGCTCAACGGTCTTCATCGTTCATCGCTTCTCCGCATCGTAATCATCTACTGCGCGGATAACATCAAGCACTACGTCACCGACTGCGATCTTGCGGCCTTCGTCCGATTGTATTTCACCTGCCTTTTTCATCAACCAGACATACGCTTCAGTTGGTATCGATATGTTAGTGTGTGTTTCCCGATAGTTGTTGGATACTGTGTGTGATGTCATTTTTCACCTCTCTTAGGTTCGGTTCGCCAGTTTAACCAATTCATTTACCTTACGCATATAATACGAAGTCGTAAGTCTCGCTGCATTGAGTTCCTTCTCAAGTTGCTCGACACGATCTTGTAATGCATCGCGTTCATTGCAAACCTCTTCGAGTAGGTTGCAGTAGTCCGAGCACGTTTCGCTCCTTAAATGCTCATACTTCTCTGCGTTCATTACTCTTCACCTCTCTAAAATAATCAAATTGCTCTTCACTTAATTGGAAGTCACCATGAAAATCCTCTTTGACAAACTCACCACAATCGTTGTATGTGCTGCCGATCATTGCATTTACTAAGCAATCGAACGTCATGTTGGATGCTGATTTCGTGGTGATCTCACAGTTGATGCACCTGGCGCATTGTTCAATCATAATCTAATACCTCCTTTGTGAACACTGCATTTTATTGTTCGACTGATTCGTTGATGCGAACTTACAACAAACGCAATGTTCAACACTTACGTATTTCTTACCACACTTGACGAACAACGAAAGGTCCTGCGGATCTTCGAGTATTAGCGTATCGTTCATTTTAATCCTCCCTTAGATTCCTAAATCATTCCACTTCGT